ATCTTTTGTATAACGAGGGTCACGAAACCAATACATTTCAGTAATCCTAAAGTCATTCATGTTTCTTAATGCTTGGTCGTATATTTCATAATAAATTCGGTCATAACCATTTGGCGTTGAGACTACAATTACTTTACCTCCTGTAGATAGGGACGCCATACAAGCCGCCCAAAAATCACTGTCGGCCTCGATAAACGCCGCCTCATCAAATACAAGTATTGTAGGAGTAAATCCACGTAAGGCATCTTTAGATGTTGCAACGGCTTTAACCTCACTACCGTTATTTAATTTATAATGTTTTTGTGAGTTTTTTTCAACTGCAAAGTCAACCCCAACCCAACTTGGCCATTGACCAACAAAGGCTCTAATCTTGTTCGCCATTTCTAATGACGTATCAAGTTTATTAGCAATTATAAGAACTTTTTCGGGTTTATTTTTTTTAGCAAAAGAAAGTTTCATCGAAGCCCAAGCGGCGGTAACTGTAGATACTCCCGCTTGTCGATATTTTAGGGCGATGTTTTCGTTATAATTCTCGTAATCTTCAAGTAATGATGCTTGGTCAGGAAATAATTCTAATGGTACGTATTTAGAAACTGTATTGTCGTAGGTTTGTAGATAAGTTCTTAACGCGTATTTTACATCCTTATGACATTTTACGTACTCGATTAGTACCTGTTCTTTGGATAAATTTAACATGTTTCATTATTTTGGTCTCGATAATCCTAGTCCATTTAAGAAATCATCAAATCCTTCATCGTCATCTTCATCGTCACCGCCACTCAACGCTTCTTCCGCGTCATATTCTTTCAATTCAGTAACAATTTCATTAACCATCCTCTGAATAAATTGAGTTCCTTGTGGGTCACCTGAAAGTATAAGTTTAGCGACTCTAAAAAATTCTTCAGCATTTAATTTAGAAAATCTCATAAATAAGTAATGTTGGATGTGTTTCATATCTTCATCAAACAATTCGATTGGATAAGCTTGTAAGAATTTTTCCCAAAAAATTGGACCTAATCGAGAATCCCAAATTTCTGCCGGTAAAGTATCTTCAGCACTCATAATCATTTCTTGTTGTTTTGGGTCATCAGGTAAACCGTGAGTACCAAATATTTCGTAAATACCTTTAACTAATTCATGAATTAAAAGCGGGAATGTCATTGCTCTTGCTTTAACTGTTGGTGGGTCAGTTTCGGTATCAACTTCTGATTGTCCCATTTGACCACCACCGCCACCAGCCATTCCTTCCATATCAGGGAATAACCAATATGCGTGTTCCATTAAAGATTGTGACACGGTATATAAATTCATTAATCTAGAGTCAATATCATTAAGTTCTCTTGAAACTAAATTAAACATGTGACCGCCTTTAAACGCCGCACCTTGAATAAGTGAGTTAATAAATCTTCTTTTAGCTCTTTCTAAATCAAATGTTTCGGCGTCACCCATAAACTCTTCGATTTCTTCTTCGCTAGGCATTTCAGGTTCTTCTTTCATTCCTTCTGCCGCACCCATAGGTCTCATAACTAATTTAGCGTCAAACTGCATTGCTCCTTCAGGAATACCCATCTCTTTAATAACTAAATCAACGGCAAGTTGTTCTAAAACTTCTTTGTTTTCCATTTGAATTGATACAACTGTTTGTAACGATTGCATCGCGGTCATCATTAAATTATTTAATGGATTACCCCCTTGGATTACTCTGGTGTCACCCATGGCTCTTCTAACTTTATCTACAGAATCTTTAAATCTTTTTGATGATATTAATTCAATATAATCCTTATCCATTTTAGGGATTGCAGGAAAGTTATTGTAAGGCGTCTCTTTTGACGTAATTTTTCTTTCAATATTAGGTTCCATTCTTTCAGGCCCTTCATAATCAATAGGTGCTTCTTTTAAGTTATTTTTTAACTCACTTAAAAGACTACGTTCATTATTAGTTAACCCTTCACTAACTAATTTTTTTTCTAAAAATTTTTTAACTTTTAGGTTTTTTTCTGTATTTGGATTTAGACTCATTTTCTTACTTTAATTTAATTCCTAATGATTTAAATGACAACCAACTTGGTACCTTTTGTTTGGCTTTAGGTGCAGGTTTAACGCCTGGTTTAGGTAGGTATGGTGTTCCAGGTTTTGATGGTCTTGTTGGGGTATCAACATCAGGTCTAACCCCTGGTGTTGATGGAGCCGTTTTAGGGCCTTGTTCTTTAACTAAATTAAGGAATTCCCTTTTAGTCATTTTTGGTGTAATATGTTTTTCAACTAGTTTCATAATTTTTTTTTCTATTTCATTTTCACCAAAGGTAACGCTTGGAGACATGGAATTCAACTTATTTTTTACACCACCCGCATATGCCGCAGAAACTTTATTAACTAAATTATTTAAACCACTTTCTTTTGTTTCTGTTTTTTTCTTTTCAGGTAACTTTTTAAAGTTTGTTTTGTCAGCGAATTCTTCTGCCATTTTACACCATTTCTTTTGTTCTTTTGTTTTACCATCACCACATTTAGAAAAGAAATATTTTTGTTGTTTTTTAGACTCAAATTTTTCCGCAAGAGTTTTATATTCTTGTAATGAATCAGGGTCACCGTCACCTGTAGGTCCTTTTTGAACTGGGTCTTGAGTATCACCTTTCATTAACCAATTCATCTCAGAATCAGTGTCTTCTGTCATCTCAGTCTCCATGGGAGTTGCTTTCATAGTACCATCAGGTTTCTTTTCAACTTTATATCCCTTCCCTGTTGGGTTATTTGGTAAATCGCCTCCTTGAGCCCCTATAGTAACAATTTCTTTAGCAGGTTCAGTAGTTTTAGTAACTTGTTCTTTATTTTCTTTTTTAGACTCATTAAGTCTGTTAAACAAAATATCCACTTGTGATTCACTTAATCTAGTGACAGTGGACGCTTTCAACCCGTGTTGTATTAATCTTAATTGTTTTTGGTTAGTTTTCATAGACAACCTTTTTTTCAAATTCTAAAACGATATCACGTTCATATAATTTATCTTTGACTGTGGCCTCTTCGTCACCGAATTTAAACACTAATCTTTTTTGACGGTCAAAATCAACCTCGTCACTCTCATTCTCCCAAGCTAAAGCAATTACACCATCCATAGAATCCAACATTGAGAAGTTATCAGAATTTTGGATTACTGATAATGTAACTTGGTCATTTTTTAGAGTCCCTACTTTTCGTATGAATTCTAAATCAGGTGGTAGTGGGTAACCGTTAGACGGTTTTGATTCCCAGTTTTCCCCCCATATATTTTCTAAATTATCAGAAAATATAAATTCATATATGTTATCACCCTTATAATTAGGACCTAATTCATTAACATATATTAAATAAATCATTATAGTATCTGACCTTTAACAGTAACTCGAAATTGTTTATTGTTCATTTCAAACACTAAATTTTTGTGGTTTGTTTTTCCAACAAGTTTTGCGTTAGGATATTTAGACACTAACTTAGTTGATGCAACTTCTTGAGAAATACTTTCAGAAACAGTTTTAATTTTACTAATAGTTTTTAATTTATTTTCTTTAATTAAATTCTTTTCGTTTTCCTCAATTTTAAAGTATTTTTTTAATATATTATCAATTTTAGATTCGGTAAAAAGTCCTTCAATAACATCTTCCATGTGTTTACCATGTTTTGGATTAACACCTTTAATTTTTGAGTAATGGTTATGTCCTTCACCAACTTCTTCATATCCACCTTCTTCTTCATATCCACCTTCACCATATAAATTATCATCAAATTCTTGGTCGTCCATATCAAAATCACTTTCAGACATTTCACCGGTAGGCTCTTCAATACCTATTTCTTCACCGTCAGGTTCTTCCATATCCATTTCTTCACCACCAAATTCTTCGTCATCTTCAGCACCTTCAAGTTTATTTAAGATATCTTCTTTATCTTCTTCGTCTAAAGATTCTAAATTTAATGCCGATAATATAGAATTAACAACATATTTAATGTCTTTAGAGGTCATTGGTTCTTCATCTTCTTGAGAGTCTTGGAACGCTCTTAATTTCTGAGCTAATTTACCTGTCAATTTTTGAATAACTTTTAATGTTATAACTTCATCCTCTTCAGGTTGTTCCATTTCTTCACCTTCAGGTTCTTCCATACCTAAATTGTCCTCCATACCTAAGTCATCTGTCGGTGCGGGAGCAGGTGCGGGAGCAGGTGCGGGAGCAGGTGCAGGTGCGGGAGCAGGTGCAGGAGCAGGAGCTGTTTGTTCCTTAGTTTCCCCCATTTTTAAAATGTATTTTGTTGCCGCTTTTTCATCTACATCACTCTCACCAAATAATGAAACATTTGATTCATACCCTTCGTTAACATTAACTTCTTTAGCAATTAAGTTAAGGCGTTTGAATGCTTGTGAATAAGAAGAATAGTATTTTCTATTTTTCATTGGTTCTAAGTAATCATTTTTACCCGCAGATTCGGCTAGTGTTTTTTTAATCACATATCCGTTTTTTTCTTTAACAATTTGATAATTGTTTCCGTCAGATAAAGTCTTTATATACTCGATTGATTTATCTTCATTTACAGCTATCGGCATATTTTCATTATATCTAGAAATCTCAATGATACGGTTGATTTTGTCCATACCTTGTAATTTTTCACTTCCGATTGGTTTTAAGTTTCCCATTATTTTGTTTTTTTTAAAATTAATTTATATTATAAATATATTCAGAATCAAAAATGTTATCGTTCTAACATAATTCAGTCATTTATTTAAATCCTAATGCCGCCAATAATGGGGCTAACCAACTATTAACTTCTTCATCCTTTCCTTTAATATCTTTGGTAATAACCGTATTTTCTTCACTACCTTTGGTAATGACAGGATTCTCGGAATTTTTTTTATCGTTATTACTATCAACATTATAGTCAGTACTTGTTTTATTAGTAAAAATTTTTCCAGAATTTTTTAATAAACTTCTTATATGTTCACCATAAGGTAAACCTATGTGTACATGAGTCATTGTGTCATGACCAATCCATTCAGAAATAACCCCAATGTAATCACCAACTTTAATAGTATCACCAATTTTTAGTTTTACATTTTTAACGTGAGTGTAGAAAATATTGGGAAATCCCTCATCACCTTTAATTGATACTTGTGTTCCAAAAATTTTTCCAGAATTTTTTCCAGTATCTCTAATTTTAGTAACAGTACCGTTAGTATATGAATTAACAACTGTATTGGGAGGTGCGAAAATATCCCAAGCGTTATCTGATTGCCAATTACCTAATTTTCTACTACCGTGATTTTTTGGCCCGTTTTCTAAATCAGTTTTAAAATTACCTCCGATATTGGTGGATGATTCCTTCAGGGATAATTTTTTATCAATATAATTATCTTTATATTGATATAACTTTTCAATATACCCATTTCTTCTTAGGACTTTGAAAACTAAATTTTCATCCGAATATTCACCACCCTCTTCTAACCCACAAGTTCTATACTTTTTAAGTTTTTTCTTGTATTTGTCAATTATTTGTTTAGCCTCGTCAATAGACTCATCTTTAACATTTTCAATAACCCCATCAATAATTCTCATCCATTTTTTTGATTTGTTTTTAATCAATTCAAGGTCAATTTTAATATTTTCTTTTTTAGGTTTGTTTTCCCATTTATCAAATAAAACCGAGTATACCCCACTACTAAATGCTTCTGTGTTTTCATCTTGAACAAAACACTCAACATCATACCCAAACATATTTATATTATGTTTTTGGTTAAAAATAATTTTTTTCAAATCAAAAAATTCTAAATACAAATCTTTGGTGTTTTCAGAAAATTGATTAAAATTTACAACAATATGTAAATCTATATCTGAATATTTTGACCAATTATAGTTAACAAGAGATCCAATCATAATTATGTCGGTGATAATAACATCAACACCTAATGAATCAATAAAAATATTTGAGGTTTCTAAAAGTTTTTTTCTAACTTCAGATTTTATAATATAAGATTTACCATCTTTTTCCCAAACTTTTGAGTTGAGGTTATCTTGTATTTTAAAACTGTTAATTAATTCTGCATCCATCATATATAAATACAACGTTATTATAAATTAACTTATCTTATTGTACTTGTATTTTTTTGCAATTTGTAAATTAAAGTAATTACCCTGAGATGGTGCGGATCTAAATTCCGTATATGATTGATGTGGTACATTATCATATTCATACTTAACCCCATTTTTAAATTCCACAATTAATTTTTTTGTTGCGGTATCATATTCACTTCTTACAACATTAGACGATTGAACCTCGTTCAATATCTTTGTACCAATATATTCTTCTTTTAAGATTGCCATAATATTTTTATTTTAAATATATTTCTATAAATTAAAAAATCCACCCTTTTGGGTGGATCTTAATTATTTTAACTTGTTTATCTGATCACGATACTCAATGGACTTTTCAAATTCTTGATTCTTTATTGATTCGTCTAATTTAGATTGTAGTTCAAATATTTTTTCTTTATTCTCCTCCAATTTTTTTATCTTATCTCGTAACTCAACAGCTTCCTCAAAATTTTGATCTTCTATTGCCAAAATTAATTTATCTTTTAAATCAATCAAATCATCACCTTCAGTTTTACGAGTCATGTAGGTATAGGAAAAAGATCCATCTGAGGATTTATAGGTTTTTTTAGTCCAATTCTTATCATCTAAAAATGATGAACTTAAACTCATTCGTTCTGAGAACATTTCATTAAAAATTTTATCAAAATTTCTAAAATTAAACATAGTATTATTTTTTATAGTTTATTATTTATACTTTTTTTTACTAAATATGTGCCAAACCATAAAATATGACAAAATGTCAGTTAGTATTTTTTTACCATGACAATTTGTCAAAAGGTATACTTTTTAAACTTGATTTACTATTTTTTAATAAAACAAAAAGATATGATTGAATTTATGGATGAAAACGATAAAGGTAAAAAAAAGACCGATGGGGGAACACCAGTTTTAGATAACTTTAGTAAGGACTTAAATAAATTGGCAAGTGAAGGAAAATTAGATCCTGTAATTGGTCGTGAAAAGGAAATTTTTAGAATTGCCCAAGTATTATCTCGTAGAAAGAAAAATAACCCAATAATCATTGGTGAGCCAGGTGCGGGTAAAACTGCAATTGTTGAGGGACTTGCAATGATGATACATAATGGTCAATGTCCAAAAAATTTATCAGATAAAAGAATCGTATCTTTAGATATTAACTCTATTGTTGCGGGTACAAAATATAGAGGTCAATTTGAGGAAAGAATGAAGATTATCATTGAGGAACTTCAAATGGCCCCAAATATCATCATCTTCATTGATGAGATCCACACAATGGTTGGTGCTGGTAATAGTTCAGGTTCTTTAGACGCATCTAACATATTCAAACCTGCATTATCTCGTGGTGAACTTCAATGTATTGGGGCAACAACTTTAGATGAGTATCGTAGACATTTTGAAAAAGATGGAGCATTAGAAAGAAGATTCCAAAAAATTGTTATTGATCCATCTACCAAAGAAGAAACCTTTGAAATCCTTAAACAAAGTAAGGGTAAATATGAAGAACATCACAAAGTTAACTATACTGATGAGGCATTGTTATTATGTGTAGAATTGGCAGATCGTTATATCACAGATCGTGAATTTCCTGATAAGGCGTTTGATATTTTGGATGAGGTTGGATCAAGAATGCAAATTGACATTAAACTTCCTGAAATTATTGAAAAATTAAAACAGGATGCTCAAGACATTAAAAAAGAAAAGGTAAATGTCATTAAAAAACAAAACTACGAACAAGCAGCAGAATTACGTGATAAAGAACGTAAAATTTTAACTGATTTGGAAAACGAAAAGAAAAAATTTGACAATGAACTTAAAACAAGTAAACGTGGTATTCCAGAAGAGATAATTTATGAGGTAGTTTCAAATATGACTAAAATACCTGTAAGTAAGATAAATATTGATGAGAAAAATTCTTTAGTTAATTTAGAATCAACATTAAACACTAACGTTATTGGTCAAGAAGAAGCCGTTGGTAAAATATCTAAATCAATTAGAAGAAATCGTGTTGGAATTAAAGATCCAAATAGACCTATCGGTTCATTCATCTTTTTAGGGTCTACAGGTGTTGGTAAAACATTCTTAGCAAAACAATTAGCAAAAGAAATATTCGGTAGTGAGGATAATCTTATCCGTGTGGATATGTCCGAATACCAAGAAAAACACACAATATCAAGATTAATTGGATCTCCTCCAGGATATGTAGGACACGAAGAAGGTGGACAACTTACAGAACAAGTTAAAAACAAACCTTATTGTGTTATTTTATTTGATGAGATTGAGAAGGCAAATAAAGATATATTTTCAACGTTATTACAGATGTTAGATGATGGACATCTAACTGATGGGTTAGGTAGAAAGATCAATTTCAAGAATTGTTTGATTATCATGACATCTAACATTGGTGTTAGAAAATTACAAGACTTTGGTACAGGTGTTGGTTTCAAATCAAGTAACTCAAGTGAAGTTGTCCAAGAAGAACAAAAAAGAGATGTTCTTAAAAAAGAACTTAGTAAATTTTTCGCCCCTGAATTTTTAAATAGAATTGATGATGTTGTTATATTTAACTCTCTAAATAAAGATAACATTGATAAAATTGTAAAATTAGAAATTGATATTTTAGTTAAAAGACTAAAATCTATGAAGTATAATTTCACATATGAAAATTCAATAATTGATTTAATTTCAAAAGTTGGTTTTGATGAGATATTTGGGGCAAGACCAATTAAAAGAGCAATTCAAAATAAAATAGAAGATTTAATATCTGAAAAAATCTTAACAGGTGAAGTTACAGAAAACAAAGATTATAGGTTATTTGTTAAAACAGAAAATGATGAACAAATAATTGATCTTGAAGAAAAAGTAATAATGGAACCTAAGAAAAAAGTTAGAAAGAAAAAGGGAGAATAACCTCCCTTTTTTTATTTAGTGTTTTTCGTAACCTAATTCCTCAATCATCATCTTACCAACTTTAATTCCATTGTAAGTGTCCTCTACGACCACATATTCGTTTCTTGTATGGTAGTTGTAGTATCCAATAGATATATTGAAACACGGGATGTTAAACATAGTTCTAATTGGGTAAATGTCTGTGTAAGGATGTTTGTGATATTTCGTATCAGATGGAAAGTGTTCTGTAATCAATCGTCCACCAACTTCAAAGAATTTACTATCACGATCAAACATACTTCTTCCCATCAAGAACTCAGAAATCATATTATTCTCAGGAGCGTCAAATTGAATCCCATAACCAACATTTGTGAAAAACTCAGGATCCGCCTTAAATGAACCTTTACAACCTGTTTCCTCAGATACAAAAAACGCAGCTTTTAAATTAGGTAGTTCATTCAACAATTCCAAACAACCGTACACACCACATTTATCGTCACCACCAATACCTGTTGGTTCGTCATTGTCGTTATACGCTTTTAATGATAATTTTACATTGCCCTGAGCGTCAGGTAACATTTCTTCAAATACATTAATTGTATCAATGTTATGTACCGTATCGGTATGTGCCATCACACAAGGGAAATATGATACGTTTTCATCGGTTTGTTTTGTTGCATAAATGTTTGACATTTCGTCAACATAAAAGGGAATATTGTTTTTGGTCAACCAATTTGTGATAAATTGAACCATTCTTTCTTCCTGATAAGTTTTAGTGGGTACAGATAATACCTCCTTCAATAATTCATAATTTCGTTCCATAACACAAATATAGACAATTAATTTGAATTATAAAAATTTTTTTCTTACTATTCTTCTTTCATTAAATAATTCTGGTTGATTGTCCAATTGATATAAACCATCAACATCCAAAAGTCTTTGATGGTATTTACCGGTCTTATCGTTATGAACGTTAACTAAAACTTTATTAGTTTCAGGTTGGACCTTTAAAATTAAAAATTGTAGGTTTGGATCCTTTTCTGTTTGTCTCCATTCATACCCATATGTTTTTTCAACATGATCTAACATTTCATTGTAATCATCAATATTAATAAAACGATCATCCTCTTGTACTTTTTCTAACATTGAGTCCAAACTTTTTGAGAAATACTCTTGCATAACATTATCGTCCCAATCATCACAATTTACTTCATACATTAACTCATTCCAATAACCTCTATCTTTCTTATCATAAAGTTTTATTAATTTATTTAATAACTCACTTAACGTAAATTTATCATTTTCAACATCACTATACCAATGTAATAATACTCCAACAGTTGTTTCAAATCTATATCCTCTATGTATTTCTTTTATTCCGAATTTATCAAATGGTTTAGCAATCTCACCTAAGATTATATCTTTAACCACATCATCAATACAATCTTGCCATTTGGATGCGTACTCATAAATTAAATCATCAACAATTCTTCCAAAGTGTTCACTTAAAATAGCCGCAATACCTCTTTTACTACTAAGTTCAGCTCTATTTCCATAAAATTTGGCAACTTGGATAGCTTTACGTTGGTTTTCAGTGTTAAAATGGTATTCAATAAATTCACCCTCTTTCCATCTATCCTCCTCACCATATGTGTCAGTATCACGACCTGAGTAATTACCAACAAACGTTCTATAAGTATATACATCATCAATAGACTCAACATTAATGGTGTCTAAAAAAACTTCATCATCTTCAAATTTAATAATAACCTTAGAATTACTTGGGTTCCTTTCATTGAAGTTTATCCCATCAATTATTGGATCGTCACCATTATCATTCCATTTAGGGTCATAACCTTTGGAAACCTCTTTTAAAAATTCATATGTTTTACCACCTTTAATCAACGGTGATAATATCTTTAATGAAGATAAAAATGCACGTTTTAAATCGTTTACAGTAACAATTTCATTGTTTTTATTAAGGTCTCTAATAACACTACCATCCTTATCATTAAAAATAGAATATATATTTTTATCCTTTTTACTAATTATAAAATATAGATCACCATTTCTATAGTGACTATTCCAATTATCATTACCATAAAAATCAGTTCCAAAATATTGGGCAGATTTTAAATTTAATGTTTTAACAACTTTAACGTTCTCATCATCCTGTATTATATCAACATCCTCATCGTATGGGTTATATTTTCCCTTTTCCATATAAAATAAATATCAAAAAATTTTGATTATTGTAGGTTTACACTTATCTTTGTATTTATAATATAATAAGTTATTTGACATATGGGGGTGTTTTTGGATTTGACAGGTATTGGCTGAAGACAAAGGGCACGTGGAGACTGAATTAATCTCCTTAAAAACTGATTCACAAAAACAATCGGCGACGTTTTATCGA